AGAAGAAGAATTAGATATATTATATTATAAATCAATTAAATATAAAAATGATCAAAATGGTGAAATTGATAGATCTTTTCCTTCATATATACAATGTAAATTAAATAAATCAGGATGGATCTTACGTGATAAATCAGGAAAAATAATTGAAAATGTAAATCAAGATAATATTAATATGTATTTAATGTCTAATTGTATAGTAAAAGCAATTTTAATTCCAAAAGTATGGATTAATATGGATAATAATTTTGGTGTAAGTTATGTAGTAAAAGAATTTATTATTTATGATATTGGTGCAAAAAAAGATTATAGTAAAAAAGAAAAAAAAAAAGAAAATACTATTACAAAATATTTAAAAATTAATGATAATAATGAAGAAGATGATAATGAAGATGAAGATGAAAATAATACAGAAGAAAAAATAAACGAAGAAGTAGAATCAAGTGATGAAGATAGTGATTATAGTGATTAATTATATTAATTATATTCAATATAATTACAATATTTACATTTATAATTAGTATTTTTTTTTGTCATTCTAAATGAATTTTTATTACAATTATTTTTTAAATTACTAATAAAATAATTAACAGTAAATATTATTTTATGATTACTATAATTTTCTTGTAACACTTGTATTATTTTATTAGAATTATTAAAAATATTATTATGATTGTAATTACTATTTAAAAATATTGATAAAAAATTTAATTTATTAAATAATATTGAATGTAAAAATATAGATTTAACTATATAATAAGAAAAAACAGATGTTTTTTGTTTTATTGTTTTTTTAGATTTTTTTTGTTTTAAAAAATCTTCATATGAATCAAAATTATAATTAACTAGTATTTTTGCAACTTGTTCTAATGAAAATAAAACTTCTTTTTCTAATAAGTCATTAAATTCTTGTAAAGTATTTGATATAAATAATAAATTTAATAAAGTAGCCCAAGTTTCTACAAATGATTCATTTATAATTATATTAGATTCTACATTAAACATATTAGTATAACATTCTTTACAAAAAATATTACGTGTTTTTATATCTATATTATAAAAATGTATTAATTCGTGTATTACTAATTTTAATAATTCTTCTTTTCTAAAAATTGTTATGCTAATTCCATCAGTTAAACCACTATTGGAATGTAATGGACCTAATATTTCTTTTTTACAATAATGTATATTTTTTTCTTCATCTGTTAAATAAATATTTAAAATTAAATCTTTTGGTTTACTAGTATTTTCAATAAACATTATAATTAAAATTATTCTAAATAATATATTATTAAATAATTTAATTAAATTATTATCTTCATCTTTTGTAAAAATATTAATTTCTATTTTCCATTTTTTATATTTATAATTTAAGCTATATTTATTTTTACATTGTTTTATTTTTTCACTAATTTTTTTATCAATAAATGTACTATTAATAATATTATTATTATCTGAATGTGATATATAAATATTATTATTATTAACAGGTATAAATTTATTTAATAAATTATTATACATTTTATCAAATTTTAAATATAAAGTTTTAGTTTCCATATAATTTAATATAATTTTTTAATTAGATAAGTTTAATTTTAATTAATTTAATATTTATTTAATTAAATGACAGAGATAATTTTATTTATATTTATTGGAGTAATTTTTTCTATATTATATTATTTTTGGTGTGAAATACTTACTATTAAAGAAAAATTATCAGATAATAACTCATTAAATAATTATGATTTTGATGATTATAATAACGATGTTAAAATACATAATGAATTACAAACAGAATTATTAAATAATATTAATCAAAATATGGATGAAAAAATAAAACAACAAGAAAAAGATAATAGTGATGAAGAAGACAGTAATGAAGAAGACAGTGATGAAGAAGAAAGTATTGAAGATGAAAATAATGAAGTAATAAATAATGAAATTGTAAATAATGAAGAAAATAATAAACAAGAATCAGAAGAACAAGAAGAATCAGAACAAGAATCAGAACAAGAGTCAGAAGAACAACAAGAGTCACAACAAGAATCACAACCAGAGTCAGAAGAACAACCAGAGTCACAACAAGAGTCAGAAGAACAAGAAGAATCAGAAGAACAACAAGAATCAGAAGAACAAGAAGAATCAGAACAAGAGTCAGAAGAAAAAGAAGAATCAGAAGAACAAGAAGAATCAGAAGAACAAGAAGAATTAGAACATGAAGAAGAAAAAAAAGAAAATTTATTAGAAGAAAATAATGAAATTAATAATGAAGAAGAAAATAATAGATTAAATAATATTAAAAATATGTTAGAACAATCTAATTTAATAGAAAAAATAGAAGAACAAAATAAAGGAAAAGGTAGAGGAAGAGGCAGAGGAAGAGGTAGAAATAAAGTGGGTGTTAATATATAAAAAAAAATATTATTATAATATATAAATGGATGAACAGTGGGACCAATGTTTATTAGATGGACGATATTTAACAAGTTTTTTACCAAATACTGATATAGAAAATTTAAATAGAGCATCATATAATTGTAAAAATAATACTGAATACAGAAAATATTTACAAGAAAATGCCGTTGATATTATGAAAGAAAATAGAGATAAATTAGACCAATTATATGGATGTGGTCCATATGAAAATACAATGTTAGCAGAAGAAACTATAAAAATATGTGATAAAAATAGTTGTAGAATTGAAAAAGTTAAAGGTTATGATAATGAAAAAGGTTTAGGACAAGGAAGATTTTTTACAAATAATAAAGAATGTATTTATAAATTAAAAAATAAACAATAAGATATATTTAAAAAGATAATTATTATAATTAAATATAATGAGTGATAGTGAAGTAAAAGAAGATTTTTTACATGTTGATGATGTTATAAATGGACAGCGTTTTTGTTGTTTATCGTTTATTTCACCAGAAAATGTATTAAAAAACAAAGATCTTTTTATAATGACTGAATTTTTAAAACAAGCTTGGGGTATTCATAGAAATAGATTAATAGATGATATTTGTAAAAAATATGATTTAAATATAAATGAATTTAAAGAAAAAACAAATGGAATTGATACTGATATTAATTATGAAAAATTATTAGAAGATTTTAATGATTTTAAATATGCACATAATAATGAATTAAATGATAAATTTAATGAAGAAAATAACTTTCAAACAAGTATAAGAGGTGTAAAAGTAAGAGGAGTATATGATTCTCATCAAGAAGCTGCAATTAGAGCTAAAGTATTATCTAAAAAAGATAGAAATCATAATGTATTTATTGGACAAGTAGGATATTGGTTACCTTGGGATCCTGTTTTAGCTGAACAAGATAAAATTGAAGCTGAATATCAAGAAGAAGGATTAAATGAGTTAATGAAAAAATACAATGAAAATGTTGATGCCAAGAATCTACATTATGAAGAAGAAAAAAATAATAAAATTGCTCAATCTAAAAAAGATAATTTAGAAAAAAGTTTAAATCAAGAAGATCCTTGGTTAAATAAAGTAAATAATGAAAATAATGAAAATAATGAAAATAATGAAAATAATCAATAATCAATTTAATAATTTTTTTTTTAATTTATATTATATAAATTTAATTTTATTACTTAAATTTAAATTAAATAAAGTAAATAATGGATTGGTTAACTAAATATAAACCAATAAAATTAAATGAATTATCAAATTGTGAACAATATTTAAAAAAAATGAATGATTGGATTAATAATATCAAAAAAACTAATAAAATTATATTAAGTATTCAAGGACCTGTTGGTTGTGGAAAATCAATAATAGCGGAATTATTTTTAAATAGTAAAAATTATAATATAATTTATAATAGTATTTCATCAATTAAAAATAAAAACGATTTTATTGAAAAAATAAAAGATAGTTCAACAAAATATGATATATTAAATTTATTGAACTCTAATAAAACAATAAATGCTTATATAGTTGATGATGTTGATAATAATAATTTAAGTAAAAATGAATTAAATACACTTATTAAATTTTTATTAAAAAATAAAAATCCTTTAATTATTATTGGAACATATAATAAAAGTGTTAATTATCCTAAAAAACATTTAATTACTTTAAATATAAATACTCCAAATAATATTTTACTTAATAATGTTTTAAATAATATTTTAAATAAAGAATCAATTGAATGTAATAATATTTTAAAAAACAAAATAATTAAACATAGTCAAAATGATATTAGAAAATTAATAATAATTAGTGAATATCTTTTTACAAAATCATCAAATATAGAAAAAGACATAGATAATATAGAGTCAATAATATTTAAAAAAGATTATGATTATAATTTATACAATAATTATAATATATTATTTAATAATTATAATTCTATTAAAAAATTTAACTATAATAATGAACCATTAATTCAGCATTTAATGTATAATAATATTTTTAATGAAATATTATTTAATACAAATAGTAACTCTAAAGAAATATTAAACTATATGATAAATATATATGATAATTTAAATTTATCATTATTATTTGAAAGTTATAGTTATAATACATTTAGTTATAATTATGATTTTTTAAATTATGCTTCTATATTATCATTAAATACAATGATGATTAATTATCATAAATTAAAAAAGAAAACTTACAGAAAATTTAATGAATTAGAATATCCAAGAAATATATATATTACTAATCAAAATAATTTATTTAAAAAAAATAAATATCTTTTTATTCATGAACCTAAATTTTATATGTTAAAAAAAAATACATATAATCATTATTTAATTCATCATATTAAACAAAATGTAAATAAAGATAAATTTATTATAAAATATTTACCAATTAAAGAAGATAATAAAATTGAATTATTAAATGAATTATAATATATTTACTTCTTTATTTTGAAAATTAAAATAACAACATTTTTTAGGACTATTTTTTGATATTTCAGATAATCTCATATGCGAATCGTTATTTGTATTTGTATAAGCTTTTTCTAAAATAATATTATTTTTACTATCTATTATAAAAATGTAATTAATTGTTTGATCTAATAAATTTACATCATTATTACATGAACTTACACACATATATCCATTTCTTATATATTGTAATATTTCATTTAAAAATTCAGTTAATCCTTTTTTTTCTATTTGTTGTTCAATTAAATTAGTACTAAAATTAAACATTTTATCTTCATTTTTATTTGGTTTACATAACATTAATATCATTTTATTATTTTTAGTATAAAACCATGGATAAATAGATACAATATCTTCGTTTTCCATTTTAAATTAATTAAAAAATAAATCAATTTAATAATAATTAATTATATAAAACATAAATAATTAATATTTTTAATGGAACTTGATTTTTTAAATAATACATTACCAAATAATTATTTTATTATTAATAAAATTGAAGAAACAGGTGCTTGTTGTTATAAATCTATTCTAGTACAACTAAAAAATATTTTTCCTAAATTAAAATCAAATCTAAATTCTAGTATTATTCAAAATAAAGCTTACAATTGGATAATTAATAATCAATATACCTTTGTAAATGAATTTGATTCAACAATACAAGATTTAATATTTAATATTCATGACTTAACATTTGATGAATATAAAAATTTATATAAAAATTATTCTGGTAAAGAATATTCAAATATAGAAAATGATAGATGGGGTGGTATTCCTGAAATAATAGCTTTAAGTAATATTTATAAAGTAAATATTTGTGTTTATATAGTTCAATCATATAATTTAAAAAAAAATAAAATAATTAATGGAACAATAATTAATAATAAATTAAATAAAAATGGTAGATTTAAATTATTATATTGTACATCAAGAGATGAATATAATAATACAATTAATTTATTATGGAGAAAAAAAAATAATATAGAGCATTTTGACTCTTTAATAAAATCTACTGTATAATATATGATAGTGTATTTATTTAAATTATTTTTTAAATTATTTTTTAAATTATTAAAATATTTTATAATTTCATTTTTTAAATTATTATGGTTTTTAATTAAATCACCTTTTATAGTTATTTATTTTATAATAAGTTTTACAAATTTTATTGGTAGAGCATATAATAGAGTATGTAAAAATATATTTACTTATCCATATAGACTATTTGATTCAATACGTAATATATTTAAATCAAAAAAAAGAAAAAAAATAGAAGATTTATATAGATTAACATCAAAACCTGTAAAAATACCAAGTATTAATTTTTATCCACCTGATCCTGAAATACCTATTTTTATTGAAACAATTTTTTATTTAGCAAATATAGTTTTATTTGTATATTTTTATATGTTAATAAGATTTATGATGATTAAAACAAAAGAAAAAGTATCAAATGTTGATTGGTATTAAAATTTTATATAATAATAATATATGTCTGATACTACTTTAAAAAAAAATAAAATGTTAGAAAAAAAAAGAAAAGAAAAAGAAAAAAAAGATAAACAAATGAAAATATATGCACAACTTCAAGATGATAGTTATTTAGACAAATTAGTAAATAATGATTTAGTAAAAAAAGTTAAATCTAAAAAAGAAAAATTTAATAAAAAAATTAAAATGATAAAAAAAATGCTTCCTAAAAAACCTGGTTGTTATATAAGTGTAGATAAATGTCCAAAACAAAAATCTGTAATAACAGATGAATGGTTTAAAGATATATATGGTGAAGCTAATTTAGGTTCAGGAAATACTAGTAATATTTGTTTATTTAATAGAAAAAAAGATTATAATAATTATTGTGGAATAAATAATACTAAAACACATTATGTACCTTCTAAAAAACCAACAACATCAGGTTGTTATATAAATATAGATAAATGTCCAAATCAAAAAGGAATAAAAACTAATGAATGGATAAGAGATACTTATGGTGAAAAAAATTTAAAATCTGGTGATGATAGTAATATTTGTCTATATGATAGAAAAAAAGATTATAATAAATTTTGTGGAACAACTAATACAAAAACTCATTTTGTAAAAAAAAATATTTTTAATAAAACTTTTGATAGATTTAATGATTTATTAGGTTATCCTGGTATTTGTGAAGGAAAAACTTTAAAAATATCTGAATTTCCTAATTGTGCATTACAATGTCAAAGAAATCCTCATTGCAAAGCAATAATTTATGATAAAACATCAAAATATTGTGAATTATTAACAAATTGTCGTAATAAAAAAAAAAGTAACCGTTGGTTATATAAGGAAATAAAACCTTTAATAGATGAAAAAAATATTTTATTTGAATTTCCAAAAAGATTTAAATTTTCATTTAAAAGAGCTCCTTTATTTATAGAAATATTATTTATTTTAACAATAATAATATTTATAATATTATTTTCTTATGATTTTATATATTCTTTATATAATATTTATAAAGTATATACAGAAAAATAAATTTCATAAATTATAAATTTATAATTTTATCAATAAACGAAATAATTTTATTATTTGAATTAATTCCACCACTTATTTTTTTTTTTAATATCATATATGAATTATTTTTATTTAATAACATATTATTATGTTTAATTATATTATTAAATGTATTATCATTATAAGATATTTCTTTATATTTAAATAATTCAAATCCTGATTCACTAATAATAGTTTTTAATTGTTCATTTTGTAAAGCATTTTCTTCTTGACCACTTTCCATTGTTTTTAATTTTACATTTAATTTATTAGTAATACCATTTACATCTTTTAATTTATCAATTTTTTGAAAAGCATCTTCATAATTATTAGGTAAATTTGTTGAATCTAAATATGTAAATAAAAATATTCCATTATCATCTAATAAATTATTAATTTTTAATAAAAATGTTTTTAAATCATCAATATAGTGAATAGCAAATTGCATTTGAATAAAATTAAATTTAATATCAGAATTATCTTGAATAATTTGTTCTAAAGTTTCTAAATCATAATTTTTATTATTTTTAAAAATATTATTGAAATCTTCTTCAATAACATTATCCTCTATACTTTTTTTAAAAATTTCTAAATTATTACTATCTTTATCTATCTTATTTAAATCACCACAAACAAAATAAACATTATTTTCTTTTAAAATATTGTTTTCTTCCACAGTTGATGTATATTTACTTAATATTTGTGTATAACGTGCTCGTGCATTATTTTTATTTTGATCTAAAATATCAAAACTTGTAATATTATTCATATCTATATCAATTCCTAAATATAAATTCATTTTATTATTAAAATTAAAAATTTTATTTAAATCGCCTCCCCTTCCACAAGCTAAATCTAAAACGTTTATGCTATCTTCATTTAGTATATTAAAACAATAATTAATTAATGTATTTTTTACTTTATTATTATATTTTCTATATCTATCAGATTCAGATTCTGCTAAACGTTCATTGGAATTATAATATGATAGTTTTAATAATTTATTATATTTTTCAAAAGTATCTTTATAATCAATTAATTCTGTTAATTCAATTGTATTAAATAAATTAAACCAAGTTTTATTCGCAATCCAATAATTATTTGGTTTTTTTTTATCATATCTATTTTTAATAAAATACCATTCATAAGTTTTTGGATTAAAAACACATTCAATAATATCATTATTATGTATAATATTTCCTTCTAAAGTTTTAAAATAATTTTCTCCTACACATTTATCATTAATTTTTTGTTTTTTTATATGAATATATGGATCAATTCCTGAACCAAATAATATTTCTATATTTTTATTTACAGAATATAATTGAATATTAATATTATTAGTACTACTAATACTATTACTATTATTATTATCTACATTATATAAAAATTTAATTCTAAAATCAATTGTATTTAACATTTTTGGTTTCCATTTTAAATTTTTATACCATGTACTTTTAATATTTTCGTCTCCTATTAATGTATTAGGAATTAAAATTAAACCATCTAAATTGTAATTAATATTATCAGTTTTATAATTATCTATTATTTGTTCATAATTAGTAAGTGGAAAATAAGTTTTATTTACATATTTAATTGTTTCATTATCTAATATTTGTTCTATTTTTTTTAATTCTTCTTGTCTTTTATTTAAGTCTAATTTATATATTCTCTTATCATCATTATCATTATCATTAGTATTACCAATATAATATATATCAAAAGCACAATATTTAAAATAATAAGATTCTTTACTTTCTAATTCTATATTAAAATCTTCATTAAAAACTTTAATTTTATTATCATTATTAATAGGAATAGAAGTTATAAGTTCTCCATCTATAATTGTATTTCTATAAGTTTCATTAACTATTTTCGTCATATAAATAATATAATATGGATTTATTAAATATACTTCTAAAATATCATTTATAAATAAAACATAACGTTCTCCATCAGCTTTATCAGTAACACTCCAATCTTCTATATTAATATCTTGCATATTATGTATATCTTTATAATTTATTGATACAGGTTTAGGTCCAATATTTTCTAATTTTATATTTTTACAAAAATTATTATATTCTTCACGTACTTTAATTAAATTATCATTAGTTTTTTTTTCGAAATCTTTTTCAAGATTACATTTTTTATTAATTATAAAAGTATTATTAGTCATTATTAAATAAATTAATTTAAGATAATCAAGTGATTTTTTAATTAAATTATTAATATTAATTATATTAAAATCTATTTTTTTATTAAATTCTAATTCTATTTCATAATGAGTAGAATTTTGAATATCTGAAAATTTTATATTATTAGATTTAGTTTCTTTTACAAATGTAATATCTATTTTAAATTCATAATTTGATTCATTTGAATCTTTTGGATAATAATAAGAAGTCCTGTCTTTATATCTATAAAATTTAGTTGAAATATCATAATATTTTTTAAATGTTTCTATATTTTCATCATTAGAATCAATAATAATTTCTTCTTTTTTATTTAAATGAAAATTTATATTACTATCTATTGATTTATCTTTAATTTGTTTTTTTTCAAATTGAATAATTAAATTAACATTTTCATCATTACAAAATGACTCAATATTAGATTCATTTACAATACCTCTTATATTATTATTAAAACTAAATAATTCATTAATTGAAATATCTAACTCTTTTGTAAATTTAGGTTGATTTAATAATTTATCTAAGAACTGTTTTAATGTATTAATATTTTGTTCTGATTTGTAACCTTTATAAACATATTCTATTTCTACATTTTCATTTGAATTTTGTAAAAATTGATTTAAGGTTTGTTCCATAATATTATATAGATATATAAAAAATCATTTTTAAATTATAATATTATTTAATATATTAATTCTTGTTATAGCATCGTCTTTATAATTATGAATTCTATATCTAAGGAAATTTAATTCTTCATTAATAAAATTAATTTTATTAATATCTTCTGTTTCATAAGAAGTTTGTATTAATTCATTAATATATTTTAATCTTTTATCTAAAAAATCAACTTCATTAATACATAAATTTTTTAAATATTCAATAATTATATCTTTATTATATTTTGTACTTTTATTAATATATTCTGATGCTACTTCATCAGCTAAACATTCTTTTTCATATAATTCATAACGTTTTAATGTACGAGGATCAATATAAATATCTTTATTTATAATATGACCCATTTCATGTGATAATATATGTGCTTGAAGATTTTCATCTTTTGGTATTAAATTAGGATTACCTATTATACAAGGTATTCCATCATAATCTAATAATGATAAAGCAGGCATTTCTAATTTATCGTCATAAACTAATCTAATTTCGTCTGATGACCTAACAAATTCACTTATTCTACAATTAAAAAATTTTTCTACATCAAAAATTACATACAAACTAAAATGTACCATATATTTCTTATTAAATTATTACTTTTAAATAATTTATTCATTTAAATGTTTTCTACAAACAGCTTTATATGTATCTTCAGAACCTATTAATACTTCATTATCATTATGTATAATTCTTTTAGTAAAAATACCAGGTGTTCCATCTTTACAAATTGAACAAAAAGCAGTTAAAAATTCTACTTTATCAGCATATGGTATTAATTTTAATATATCACCAAAAGGTTCTTGTTTATAATTAGAGTTTAAACCAGCAATTATAACATAAAAATCTTTATCTAATGCTTTTAAAACAAAATCATATAAATCACTAAAGAATTGACACTCATCAATAGCTATAACATCATATTTTTTTCTTAATTCAATTAATTCTTCATCATTCATATTTAAAGTTTCACATAGAGTTGATTTCATAGAAATATTATTATGACTACAAATACTATTATCTTTATAACGATTATCAAAATTATGATTTAAAACATAAATTTTTTTAATTACAGATAATTTATTTATTTCATTGATTAATTTGCTTGTTTTACCACCAAACATTACAGATGTAATAATATGCAAATAACCTGTCATTTATTTATATTTAAATATTAAATCAATTTTAAATAATAATAATATATTATTATATTATTAAATGGATATTATTTTAAATCAAATTTATAATACAAGTATATTTGATTATTTTAATTTTCAAAATGATATAGAAAATTTAATTGTTGATAATGTTGAATATAATAAAATTATTAATACTATTAAAAAAGATAATAATTCTATTATATATATTGGTGAAATAAATAATGACGTAATAGGAAATGGGATTATGATAATTAATAATTTCATTTTAGTTAGAGGTATTTTTGAAAGTAAAAATAAAATAACATCTTGTGAAATATTTATTAACAATGATTTATTTTATAAAGGAAATTTGATAAATGGATTTTTAAATGGTCAAAGTACTGTTTATTTAAATAATAAAATTATTTTTAAAGGAAATTTAGAAAATAATATAATTAATGATAAAAATTGCTTATTTAAATATAGTAATGATGATGAGTATAAAGGTTCAATAATTAATAATACATTAGTAGGAATAGGAACTTTTACAAATAGTGAAGGAATATATAAAGGTGAATTTGTTAATAATGAAAGACATGGTAATGGTATATTATATTTAGAAAATATATCATATGAAGGTAAATGGATACATAATAAAAAAAATAAAATTTTTAAAATAACAGAAAATTCAATTATTAAATTTATTGAATATGAAAATGATAATATCATAAAAGAGTATTCAAATGATGAATATATAATTAAACATTTAAATGAAAAAATTATTAATATAAAAAAACAACATTTAGATGATATAAATTTATTAAAAAATAATCATGAATTAAGTATAAATGAAATTAGAACTATATGTGACCAACAATTATTAAATCAAGAACAAGAGTCTTTAAAAAGAATAGAAGAAGCAAATAATAATAAAATGTGTAAAGTTTGTTTTACTAAACCTTCAAATATTATTTTTGATGTATGCTCACATATTGTTATATGTGACCAATGTGAAATACAATTAAGAAGAGCTTCAAGAACAAATAAATGTCCTGTTTGTAGAACTATATATCATAGAGCAAAAAAAGTATTTTTTAGTTAATTTTTAATTTTAAATATTTTAATTTATATTTTAAATATTTTTTTTTATATTTTTCACAATTTTTTCCACCTACTAATTCAACATTTTTATCTTTAAAACCATATCTTGACTGTGGGATTTGTCTCCATCTATTACCTGATGATTTAGGTAATGACAAAGTATTATTACTTACTAATAATGAACTATCAAAATTAATTGGTACAGTTGCATTTGATTCTTGTTTAGTAGGCATAAAATCTTTTTGATTTATAATGTCATGTTTTAATGATATTCTTTGAATATCATTAAATTGACTACCACAATTAAATATAATTATATTAAAAGGTTCATAATTATATACAACTTTATGATATTCTAAAATTGATGGAAAATAATAATTTTCTAAAATATATTTAATATTAATTGAATTATAACCAGTTATATCAAGTACATTTTTTAATTTAATTAAAGAATCATTGCTCGCGATACAATTTACAATATTATTTGTTTCACTATCATTTAAACAAATTCCTAATTTACTAGCATCATATACACCAAATAAATATGGATCATAATCAGGACTATATCCTATTTTATAATTGGGCATAAATATTCCTTCTTTTTCTGTATGATTATTTATAAAAGATTGATTTTTAGTTTCATATTTAACTAAATATGTATGAGATGGTAAACTACTTCTGTGATCTGAATATATAGTAGAATCAAAAGTATTATCAAAAATAGGAGTTATTCTTTGAAAATTATGTGATAATTCAATAGTTGTTTTCAAATCTTCAAAATCTACACCATTTCCAGGTCTTATAGCTAGTGTTAAATTTTGAAACCCGTGTTCTTTCATTTCATTTTCTATAGTTAAAATTTCATTTTCTCCAAAATCTACTGTATGACTTATAATTAAATAATTTACTGTGCTCATATATACATATAATATTTTTTTTGAAATAATAGATTTTTATAACAAATTTATTAAATTAATAGATTTTTACAATAAAGAAATTATATTTTTTTTAATAACATAATAATATATGACTGCAATACGTGCTGTAGAAAACGAATTAAACGAATTAATTAAAAGAGATGAATATAGAGCTATATTAGGTTCAATAGGTTCAAGTTATGAAAAAATGAGTACATTTATAGATAATTTACAACAAGATATTAATAGTATTGATGATTTTATGAAACAATTAGATGAACAAGCATCACAAGGTTATGATGTAGGTTCATCACAAGATACTTTATCATTTCAAAAAAGTACACTAGAAAATGATTTAGTTTGGTATACAGGAATGAAAGAAACATATATTAGAAAAATATATGAAGATATGTGGAATTTTACAAGTGGTATAATTAAATCAGCAATTGATATAGAAGCAAATCCTTTACAAAAAACAAATGAAGAAATAGTTAATCAAAAATTTTCAGGTGCAAGAGCTTATGTTAAAACAGAAAATTATACTATGTCAGAAATCTATAGTTTATTATCAGTTATGGAAAGAAATTTATATGAATTATCATCAGATATTGCTTCTTTTAAAGGACTAATTAATGATGCTACTGAAAAGCAAAATAGAGGATTTTCTATTGGAAATTTATTAGTTAATTTACAATCACAAGAAACAAGATTAACTTTAGAATTTAAAGGATTTATAATCAGATTAGAACAATTTTTAAATCAAAATAAAAAATTTGCTGCTCGTTGCTTAAAAAGAGTAGAACTTATTTCAAATGAAATTGTTACTGAACAAGAACTTGAAGAACAACAAGAACAACAAGAACAACAAAATAATGAAGAAAATGTTGAAGAAAATAATGAATAAATTAATAATAATTTTTTTTTACACCTTTGAACATTTAATACGCCGAATATAAAAAATTGATTTTATTATAATATAATTTAATTATCATAATCAAATGAATTCTAAAGTTTTACAAGAAAAATTTGAACCTTTATTTCCAATTAACGGTTGCGAGTGTAAGGATATATTAAAAAATATTAACAAAAATTATAAAGAAGTAGTCGAATATACTAATGAATGTATTTATGTTGGGCATAGTGAAATTATTGATTCTGAAACAGGATTAATAGAAGCAAAAACAAAACCGAAAATAGGTAAATCAAGATATTTAACAGCGCTAAACAGAGCAAGAAGTCAAGGCGGGTGTGATTGGATATTTGACTATATATATTTTGTCTCTGAAGAAGAAAATTATTCTAAATTAGAGGGAAAAATACATAATGAATTAAAGGAATTTAATCTTAATAAACAACATCATAAAGAACTATATAATTTGTCAATTAATGACGCTATTGATAAAGTTAAATCTATTGTAGAATCGGCGTATTAAATGTTCAAAGGTGTAAATATATTTAAAATGATTTATTTATTTATTAATTATAAATATGACATCAAATAATGATTTATTTAATATTATTAGTTCTTTTTCATCAGGTATTATTACAAAAACTTCTGTAGCTCCATTAGAAAGAATTAAAATATTAAAACAAGCACAAATTAAATACAAAACAAATCGTTATCAAGGTATTTTACAATCTATTAGATTTATTGTTAGTAATGAAGGTATAAAAGGTTTATATTATGGTAATTTAACAAATATTTATCGTACTACTCCTTCTTATATATTTAAATTTACACTAAATGATAAATTTAAGTCATTATTTCAAACAAATAATGAAAAATTAACTTTTAATCAATTAATGATTTCTGGTATTTGTAGTGGATTTTTAACTACAACTATATGTTATCCTTTTGATTTTATACGTACTCAATTTTCATTAGATAATAAAATGACAACAAGACATAAAAACTTTATTAATTGTGGATTATATATTATTAAAAACGAAGGATTTATGAATTTATATAAAGGAAGCAAAATTGCTTTTATTTCAATGCCTGGATATATTGCTACACAATTTTCTGTTTATCAATATTTAAAAGATAATCAATATAATACTTTTACATCATCAGTAATAGCTGGTGCTATTTCACAAACAATATTTTATCCCGGTGATAGTATAAAAAGAACAATGATGTTAAATAATAAAGATTACAATGGATTAGTTGATTGTGTAAAAAAAATATATAAAAGAAATGGAATAAAGGGTATATATGCTGGTTATATAACAAATTTTATAAAAATGATTCCAGAAGTTTATATTCAATTTACAACATATGAATTTTTAAAAAATAAATTACATACACTTAATATAAATTAATAAATATTTCTAATAATACTTATATTATTTCCTGTTTTTTTATTATAATAAGTTAATTTAGACAGAGAATAATAGAAATATTTATATTATTAAATCAAACAGTTTGAAGGTTCATTCATATGTATAAAAATAAACTCTTATATCTTCAACATATTGTGTTATCATATTAATATACCTATTAATAATTTCAAGATCAAAAATTCTATTTCTTTCATCATCAAAATGTCCTCCTGTAGCTTCATATATATACCTATTAGCTTCATTAATTCCATTAATATATCCTTCTGTATTTTGATAAGAATTACCCATTCTTGTTATATTCCAAAAACCATAATGACAATATACAATACTTATTTGAATATTTTCATAACGTAAAGGTTTAAGAATATCAGTAGAACTTAAATAATACTTAACACAAGATGGATGGGTATGCCAAATATGATGAGGAGAATCTCTAGAAACAAATGTTTCAACACAACCATGTCTTCCTTGTTCTATAATTTCTCCAACTGCTAATAATTTACGTTTTTTAGAATCAGTAAATTCTACACCTGATAGTTCAAAACAATCTAATTCTATAGATTCTCGAATTTCTTCTATTCCAATATTTTCTTTATTTCTTGCTCTTCTTATAAACATATTTCTTCTTTCATTTCCACCAATTAATTTTTTTTTATTATTAATATATTTTAATTTCATGTTTAAATATTTATTTTTCCAATTAATCATTTATATATATATATATATATTTATATAAAAAAAATTATTATTTCTTTTAATATAAATTAATAAATATTTCTAATAGGACTAATTCTTCTTTTTGGTATATATGTATGTTTAATTTTATAACTAAAATTAAAATTATATTGTTGTTTTAAATTATTGTATCTATTTATATTATCTACAATTTCATCAGATAAATATATATTATTATCAATATTATCTATATTTTTTTTATTTAATTTTTCATATATATTACAATTTATATATAGGATTATAAATAATAAACATACTATAAATTCATATCTATTCATTTTGAATAATTATAAAAAAAATCATTTTATTTAATATTTTTATTAGATAATATATGATGATTGTATAAAAAAATATATAAAAGAAATGGAATAAAGGGTATATATGCTGGTTATATTACAAATTTTATAAAAATGATACCTGAAGTTTATATTCAATTTACAACATATGAATTTTTAAAAAATAAATTACATACAC